ACGGCTAGTAATTGAGCTTGTAAAGGAGTCTTTCTGTCTGGAGTTTCTTCCATTGCCATAGCTAATCGGTTAGCAATAACTGTAGAAGTGTCTAGCAATTTTGTATTACTATCAACAACTGGCATCAACTAATCTCCAATATACTAGCAGTTACATGCAATCTATTTGCATTTCCTGCAGTTACTTTTAATATTTCTCCTGTTTTTACGACTAGAGGTGCTGTTAATAGTTCTTCAGTGCCATTAGAAGATATAGTTTTCGTTTTAAATAGACTAAACGTTGCAGGAGAAGATTCTGCGTCTGTTATGGTTAAAGTTATTGTACTGCCACTACCCGCATCTTCGGATACTAGTATAGATTTTACAATAGCTGTGGTTAATGCAGGTGCGGTATACAACGTTGTTTCACTTGTACCCGTAAGGTCTTTTTTTGCATTTGTATATGTATTAGGCATTAATTTAAAAACCAGCTTGTTGCTTCAGCTCTATCCGAAATAGTTGCGTTTCTTAACGCTGTATCCACTTGTGAAAAATATAAACGTAATACATTATTAAGTTGTATAAATGATTGCTGATTATATTCTTCAGGTGGGTATGGAAATGCAGGAGTTACAAACCCTACACCATATCTTGTATTATCTACGGCCATTATCTTCTCCCATCAGGTCTCATATCTAATCTAGGAGAGCCAAACTGCCATGTTACCCCAGTAGCATTAGATTCTACTCTCATAGACATTTGTCTAGCTCTAATCCTAGTATGTAATAATTCAGTGTATTTTTCTATATCTGCAGAGGATGTTCTTGTTATAGTCCCACTATTTGACCCACCTTCTGACGTTACAGTTTTGTATCCAGAACCAGAACTTGTAAGTGGATTAAGAGTCAAAGTAACAACAGGACTATCAGAAGTAGAACCATCAAAAGTTATATCTGGTATAATTTTATTAACAAAAGTAAATTGATGTCCATCATTTAAGTCAAATTCAGCAGATACTACATGTGCTACTATAGCCGCTGTTGTACCTGTTTCATTATCGTCTACACCAAGCTCATGATCTACTAACACATTATTATACGTTGCAGCCAGAGGGTTATTTCTTAAACCAGAGTCTAACCATGCTGTTCTACCTAGTGTGCCGTAATACCAAGTCTTTTCTAAATAATTGTATATAACATATTTGTCTATGTTATTAGAATCTGCACTACAATAGAACCACCATATTTCGTGAAAAGATTCGTTAGTGCCTGAAAATACTTGATCGTACTGTAAAGTATTTAGATCGTTAAATACATACTTCCGCACATCACACTTTAAAGGTTGTACACGACCATCATACATATAAAATTTATCCACACCCATCCAATAAGCTATACCACTTGCATAAGACACAGATAATTGTGAAGATATAGATATATTTTCTCCTACCAATGTTGCTGTCCACACAGCAGGTGCTCCAACATATTGTAAAGAATATAAAGAAGAATCAGTCCAAACAAGTACCTCTTGACGGGCTTGAGATGCAGCAACTATTTTAGTGCCACGAGATAATCTGAGACTACCTGCTTGATTTTCTATTGAAGGTGTCCAATTAGTTGCATCTTCTTGGTCAGACCATCTTATTAGAGTAGGGTCTATGGCACTACTACCTATCGGGTTTGTACCCATACAAAACACAAATCGACTTACATCTGATACTAAAATTAGATTTTGTAGTACAGGAACATCTGAAGCTCCAGCTAAAGAAGACAATTCAACAGCCCTAGTATTAACACCGTTTGTAGCATCCCAAAGATATATACTACCTCCATTTGGGCCAAAAATTAAATCTTCACCAAAATTAGAATGGCTCCAAATACGAACTTCGTTTATAGACGCTTCTCCCACGCCCCAATCACCAGCACCCCAAGCACCAGCACCCCAACCCTGTAGAGGTATGGCAAAAGCAGAACCTACATTAACTTGATATGCTGCTGATACAGAACCTCCACCTGTAGCAGAAGATGAAGCAGCAGAAGGCACTGTTATATTATATGTAGTAGAAGACACTATATCTATTTGAAATTCGCCTGATATGGTAATACCACCTACAGCAGTCCCACCACTAAAAGTTACAAAATCTTCATCTATAAACCCACCGTTTGCATCTGTTACAAGAACAGTGGTCGAACCAGAAATTGTTGTAAAAGGGTTAGTTAATGACTGTGTAGCACGTAATGGTGTAATGTCGTTAAACGCTCCACCTAACTCTATATAATATTTTAGGTTAGTACCTAACCCTACGAAATTTGCTCCTGCTAAACTTACCCAGTTGTGTAAAGCCCTGCATACTCCTAAAAAAGTGTTTGAGCCTATACGTTGCCAACCACCTATTTTTTCTGGTGTGCCTTGACGAAAACGTATTTTATCTCCGTCATACCAACCACCTTCGTTAGTATATCTAGTGCCTTCACGATTTATACCACCTCTTAATGCTATCTTTTGGAAAGTCATTATGTAACAGCCTCCATTCTTTTTACGAGTCTTTCTGCACGATTCGGAACTTGTCTATACCATTTTGAGTCTTTCATCTGCACAGCGGCTTCTTTCCAGTCTCCAGCTTCTATGGCTCTTCGCATCTTGTGAAAACGTGATAAACGGGGCCTGCCCATATTAAACATCATATTGGCCAAAATATATTTTACTTCTTCAGGTAAATCTGTAAAACCTCCATATAATAGTGAACATTCATTAATTGTTACTTGCACATCTTTTGCAAATAATTCATTTACACGTTCTTTGTATACTTCTGTGCCTACAGGTTTACCATATTCTTCATCACCTTCTTGTATGAGGTGGCCTATCCCACACGTCTTCAGGCCGAGGTGGTCTAAGTAAATTTCGTATTTTACACCTTCATCAACTTTTAATTCTTCTCTTAACTTTTCAATGTTCATCTTGAGCCTCTTTTTTTATGCCATTTTTCTACATGTAGTCTATAAAAGTGATTACCTATTTTATTAAAAAAACCAGACAATTTCAAATATATTTCTATTATTATAGTATCCCATTTATCTTTGTTCATTTGCCTCTAGCCTTTCTTATAGCTTCTTTACCTCTTTTAAATATACCAGCAACTTTATTTTTACCCATCACTTTTGCTCTTTGCTCACCAACAGTAAGTATTTGTATCTTTCTCGCAAACGGCTTATTAACTCTTTTAACTTTTGCAACCGTTGCTCGGGCATCTGCTTCTGTAGCAAACTTAATACCAACCGTATCTTTAGGGTTCTCATCCGTGTATAAACGTCTACCAGAACCTTTTGGCTTTTTGCCAGTTCCAACTTTAGGGTCTCTTTTTTTCTTTGTCATATCTTTTTTATTTTTCTTCTTTTTCTTTTTGCTAATTCAAACTGTTTCTTTGTTGGACTACCTTTCTGTCCAGGTTTACGCATTTTCTCACCACTGCCTGCTTTTATTCTTTTTCTTTTAGCATGTATATTTCTATATAAGCTCATTTTTTCTTACCTTTCTTTTTAGCTTTACTGGGTAGTAAACCTTTATTAACTGCCCTAGCTCTTTCACTAAAACCTAATTTTTTACCACTTTTTATTTTTTTCTTTATTGTATCTACTTTTGCAACCATACTATGTATCCTTAAATGCCTAAATAAATCTTGTGTTATTTTGTTAACCCCTTCTGCTTTTCATATGTCCTGAGTCCTCCGATTCCGAGCATGCCGCCAAGGACAGTAAGAAGTGTACCCATGTCAAATTCAGGAAGCTCTGGTAAATCAACACCACCTATTGCACATCCAAATATAATTAAATCTTTTAAGATAAAATGGTATAGAAAAGCAATCGCACATGTCCAGCCCACTGCTGGTCTCCAGCCGCCCTTAAATAGTGAACCACTAGCGGCTTCTGCTTTATTTACTTCTATCTGAGCCATAGCCAATTGTTGGGCGTGTTTCTCAGCCATTGTACTTAACTCAAAGGCGATCTTGTTCTTTGTGTCCTTGTCTTCTATGAATTTTCCTAACAACTTGGTAGCTGGACCAATCAATGCTTGTATCATTACCATAACCTCATTTGTTTATTTACATTTACTAATTTACAGTAACAGTCGTATTTCTGTGTTTCTTCACCAATTTTAACTGTTTGATTAGCTAGTCTATCTTTAAAATATGTACAATTATTTACATTGGACATATGAAGTTGTCCTGCAGGATTTCCTGCTAAATAACATAATAAAACAAACGCAGGTTTCATTTTCCATTCCTATTCATTATAGCTGATGCACCCATATAAGCAGCGACAATACCACCACCTGTGATGTAAAAAA